ATCCACTTGGATGTTCTGTAGCTCTATTTTGAGTATCGCCAAATTCAGTTCTAGATGCATTTACTCTCTGGAAAGCTTCACTTCTACACCAACTAGAAACATCTACTTCATCAAAGAAAGGAATAACTCTTGTGTTTGGTCTTAAACCATATGCATCAAAGTATACTTTTCTAGAACGCATAAATGGAACAATTGCAACGTCAATGATTCTATCATCTACAATTTGTCTAATTGTTTCATTTGTTACAACACGAGAAACTGTTGCGCCAGTATTTCTATCAACGCCGTTCCAATTCCATTCAATAGCTTCTCTTAGTAATTCTTGATTTGTATCTAGCCTTGTGCCACCTTGAATTACTCTATCTGCTGCTCTACGGGTATCTCTCCATTCATCAGATGATGGAGATAATTCAACTGTTCCATTGAATTGAATCATAGCGAACGGATTAACATTTTCTGTCGTTGAAACTTGATCTTGTAAAATATAAGATTCTTCTTCATATTTGACGTAAATATTATCGCCTTTTATAACAGTATTAGTAGATAAATCTGAGTCATAAACTAGACCTACATTTTTCTCAACAAATGCTGGATTCAAAGTTTTCTTTTGAGGGTTAATTGAAGCTCTATATTCAACATTTCCTGTAAGAGAATGATAGTGATCTACAAAATTATCTACTAAGAAACCAGACTTAGTTCTATTATTTCCGGCTGAATCTAAAACTTCTAAGCTATTTGTATCTAATTCTAATAAAGTTAATGATGTAACTTCTTCAAGTCTATCAACTCTTTTTTCAATTTTACCAATATCGGCCATTGTATAGCCTTTGGTTTCAATAAATTGATAGTTCATATCAGTTTCATCATCTGTATATGGATTCATTTTAACTCTGTAAAGCTCTAATGAATTTTCAGGAACATCTTTAAATTTTGGATCTAATGATGAAACGCCTTCTAGTACAGAAATTGTGCCTAACTCGTTTACAACAATTTTGTCATATCTGGGCAAGTAATAAGTCACATCGGCAGTAATTAAATCAGTTGTTTGAAGAAGTTCATTGACTCTAGCTGTAGAACCTGTAAATGTTCCAGCTGAATTAATAGTAGGTCTAAAGTCAAAATAATTTCTTAAATCAATTACTGTGCCATCTTTAAGAGTATGAGTAGGAACATTTGCGTAAGATGTGTTGGCATAAGAGTTTACGTTAAAGAAATCACCAGACACACCATGTGTAAAGTGGTTTACTTTATAAGCCACGTTTCCAGCAACACTTTGACCGGATTTAAGAACTAATCTACCAATTCCATAATATGCGTCTGTTTGACCACCGTCTAATGTAAATTTATGAGAAATGTCAGGGCCATTTGATGAATCTTCTCTAATATATTCATAGTCATAAACATCAACAAGTCCTAAATCCACATATTGAATACCACTACCATCTGAATCAATTGTTTTAAGCGCTGTAGTTTCTTCTGGTGTTTTAGTTCTAAAGCTCGCTGAACCTTTATTAACATATGCCAAAAACTCTAACTGTGAGTTAGGTGTTGCATCTGTTACAGTAGCGGATGTTGTGCCCGATCCAGTAATAGTTGGACTTATAATTTCTCCAGAAGAATCTACTGCAACAATCCAATCGTTGGTATTTGAAAATGTTTCTCCAAGAGACGATAGAGATAAACCAACTTGACCGGCAGAATCAGTTGAAGCAATAAATTTTCTTTGCACTTGAAATGAGACATCATTAATATTTGAAGGTCTAACTTCTGGTAATTCAAACAGTAAAGAATTTTTATCTGGTTCATTAAGTACTGCAATTCCATTTTCAAGAACTAATGTAGCGTTATCTGTAGCAGATTTACCAATAGATCTAATGTCTCTTATATAATATCCAGTAGACATTTCTATTTTGAATAGATAAATTTTATGTGTACCATCAGTATTTGCTTCAACAGCTCTAACTCTAGCTGTACCAATTGTTGTACCAGAATTAAAAGTAGCATTATCTTTTAAATCTAATTCATCATTAATGTTAAAATTGGGAATACCTAATAAATTTTCTACTGTTACATAATTTCCGTACTCAACAGAAATAACTTCATTTTCAATTGTTAAAGTATCTCTAGCTCTATTTACGGCTATTGTAGATTGAATATCACGATGAGCTCTATAACCATTTACATATGCTGTTCCTTCACTAACTTTTAATTTTAGTAAAGTTGGATCAGTTTCATCTGAATCATAAGAAATTTTAAAGGGTTTTACTAAATAGTTGCCTGATTCTTCTTTAGTTCTTAGTGCTAATAAATCATTAATCTTATTGTATTGGTCAAATCCAGTAGAAGCTTCAAGAACTTCAGAATTTCTAATTTTTGCTAAATAAACAAATGTTTCATCTGAATCAATTAAGTCTTTAGTTGTAAGAACTAATTTAATTCTATAACGATCAGCACCAGGAGCAGTAGTGTTTGGAAGAGCACCTGAATTGTCATACAAAGATTCATCGTCATCTACTGTAACAATGTCTTGAACTACTTTAAAACCAACTTCAACTGTTACTGAGGGAGAATACTTAGCTAAAATAATAGATTGTTGTTCAGCTTGGACAAAAAACCCATTTACAAAATAAAATCCTTGACCTACAGAAAATCTTACTGACTTACCTACTGCTGGATTTAAAGCTGTATTAGTTGTTTGTACTGTTAATACAGTACCAGTATTAATACCAACTAAATCTTCGCCCGGAGTTAATCTAATTGGAGCTGTGGACGTTGTGCCATTTAATGTATTAGTATAAGAAACATATAAAGTGGCTGGATCAGTTAAAGTAGCAGCTTTCTTTTCAATAACTTTGACTCTTACACCAGATGTTTGACCTAAGAATGTTTCTTCATCAATAGAATTGTCTGTTGGCAATGTGTACGCTGACGTGTCAAGTTTAACAAATTCGTATGAATCATTTAAAGATAGTCCACCTGGAATTACAGTAGCACCCTCTTTAAAAATGTTTCTTCCGAATCTTTCAATTTGTTTTTGAATAATTGTTTGTAGTTGTGTTAATTCACGCGCTTGTAAAGCTTTACCTTTATTAAAAAGAATACGATGAAAGTTGTCGCTATCAGCGTAATCATCTCTATAACGAGTTTCAAAAATATTTTCAGTGTACGTAATTGTCATTTTTTATCTACTCTTATAATTGAAGAATAATTTTAATATCTTCTGTTTGATTTGCTGTTCTAGCTACAGCAGTTCTATTATCAATATAAAGAACTTCCCCGGAGAAAGGATCTACTTCAGAACTATCTATTAATTGTGAAATGATTCCATTTCCTGTGCCATCTGATTCTGTTAATGTTTCACCAACAACAAAGGAACCATATCCAGTATCATCATTTTGGTGATAATAAATAATATCTGAATCAACTTCATCGATGAAAGCTTTTGTTCCGGATGTGCTACCAACAATGACATTATCAGAATTAAATGCTAAAGTGATTGGAGACATTTTCATAGATTTTAAAGCATTAGCTGTTTCTGAAGTTAAGTCAGAATCAGAACCATTTCCTTTCTTAGGATTTTTAATAATACCTATCTGTCTAAAATCTTGTAAGATAATAAAATCATCTAAGCTTCCTTGTGTTTTTGCATGAAGCATAAGGCCACTAGCTTTTAAATCTGATCTTGCATCAAAGCCTAAACCATTGTGATCTGTTAAAACTGCTCTTGCTGTTGCACCAGTACCACCTCCACCAGAAATACTAACTTCAGCATAATCGAATCCAGTTGGATATGATAGAGTTGAAGAATCATTATCGAATTCAATTTTAGACACTGTATTAGTAGAAGAGTCAATGAAAGCGGTGATGCTATAATCACTATCCGCACTATTTCCAGTAATTGTTACAGTTGGCTTTGATGTATATCCACTGCCTCCATCCGTAACAACAATAGAAGTAATCATTCCACCAACAGCCGTGTCTTGAATTTCTTTATGCTTTATTTGAATACCAGTGGCATCAGAATCCAATTCTCCAACAATTTTACTGACGGGCATATAATTTGCAGATAAGAAGTAATTTGCTTCTAAAGCAGAAATTGTATATAAAAATTTCCATACATATCCATCTGCAGTTTCAAAGGCATGATTATTTGATCCTGTTGGCTCTACAGTAGAAGGAACAGCTGATCCTGTAGTATCTCTACCAGTTCTTAAACAAACATAAACGTGATGATTTTGATTTAAAACATAATAGTTCGGAGAAGGATGACCTGCTTGAGTATCATCATATTGAGCATAAGTTGTTCCAGTTGTCCAATTTACTCTTGCTACTGAAAATGAAGTTGATAAGATTTTCTTAACAGATTGTAAACTTTGTCTAAATTCACGAATATCTTTCATAGTGTTAGTTGGAGTGATGGGATTGTCAGCGCTGTCCCAATACTCAGATCTGCCTACACCAATGTAGTATCTATCACTTGAGTCGTTGATACCATCTATGATATCTTGAACGATACTCTTCTTAAAAAAATCAGTTATTACGGCTGCCATTCTGTTTGTCCTATTAAAACTGTAGTGCTTATCATAATTTATTTTTATTATTTATAAGGTTTATGCTGCATAATGCTCATAAGTGGCTTCCATAGCATCAAAGATGCTGCTAAATGTTGAATTAGCACTATCTATTGTTAAAGATTGATAATCTCTAATTTGTACGTTTGGTTCAAGTCTAACAGTATATATTGTTTGGCTTGAATCTGCGTTTCTATCAGTATATGAAGAATCTGTTTCAATTAAACCATTGAGTTGATGCCAGATATATTGTTGAGGATTTCCTGATTCACCAGTAATATATTCAGTAGCACCCATAGTTTGAATTAGAGTTGTGTCATTGTCTACAACTAAAGTACTTAATAAGTCTATAGTTGATTCATATGTTACTTCACCAGCAGCAGAATCTAAAATAACATTCGGCGCAGTTAAAGTATTTGTTTGAGCTGTTAAAACTAAAACTTCTGCACCCAAATAAAACCCTGCAGGGTGAACAAATTTTCGATATAGATTTTCCCAAGTAGCAATTGAGATTGGTGCTTTTACAAGAACTGATAGAACTTGATAAAGTGCACCATCTTGTAAAACGGCTAAGCTGTCTATACCTAGTTCAGTTTCCCCGACAATAAACAAATTTTCTTTAGGATAATTGATCTCAACATCTTCACCAAAGAAAGTTCTAAAAAATCTTTCGGTTGAGAATTTAGTTCCTTTAACTCTAAAGAAATCAGCAAATTCTCTAATAACTTCTCTTGGACTTACAAATTGATTTTGTGAAACGCCTAAAGCTATTTCTCTAAACATTAAATCTAATTGCTGTAATGTATTAGCTTCAACGTCTCTAATAATTTGTAAATCATTAATTAGATCGCCAATATTTGTATCACTGTCTAAATTTTCATAATATGCATCAAGGAATGTAATTAGTGTAGGATACTCAGTTGTAAAGTATTCTGGCAAAATTTCTTTTACCAGACTTTGCTTTACTGAAATAGGTAAACGATTGAGATCCTTCAAAGTTTGCATTATAATGTTACTCTCGTATTCTGATCATCTGTTAGCGCGATTGATTTTGTTTTTTGTGGATCAAGTTTAAGAATGTAATTTCTTAAAGGTCTAACAACTGCAGGATTGTTTGGTGTTACAGTAAATTTTATAAATGAATTACCACTTTGAACAGAACTTGCTGCAAAGTTATTTAAACTTACTACGCCAGTTGTTGTGTTATACGATCCAATATTGTTTTGAACAATTTCTGCTGATGTAGCATTTACTACTTCTATTTGAGTTGTTCCTAATTTATTTCTAGCATATACTAAAACGCCGTTTGGGTTATAATAGTTTTCTGAAATAACTCTATGAAATTCGTCATCAGGAGAAGCAATAGCAACTGGGAAATTTAAATCATATGCTAAAGCAGTTGCACCAAATGTTGGAGCTAATCTTAACTGAACACCAACATCAATTTTGGAAGAAAGAATCGCTGCATCTAATTCATCAATATCAGCTAAAAGTTGAGATCTTCTAAATACTTTATCAAATGAATTTAAATTTTCATTGAAGTAAGAAATCATTAAATTTTTAACTCTGGTTTCCATATTACCAGCTGTTAATCCAGTTAAATCAGGATCATAATTAAATGATGTTGTTAATTCAAGATATACATCTTCTGGATTTACAAATTTTGCAGTAACAGAAGTTACAGAAAGTGGATCAATTAATTGTGATTGAATTTGATTCTGCACTGTTGTTTTTGTGGCTTGTGATGTAGATTCTGGAAATTGTAAACTAATATAAACCTTACCATAATCAATTGGCAAATTCTGATCCCCACTCCAAGCTTTTACAGCTGAAACTGAAGAATATTTAGATTTTATTTGTGCTTCATAATCTAAAGGTGTAACTAATCTTTGTTGAGTTGCAAAAGCTACCGGGGCAGTTTGTCTAATAGATTCAATTGTTTGCTTTTCACTTCCACCAACTGATTTAGATAAAGTAGTAACTGATTGTGAATAAGAAGTAGAATCGACAACTATTTCTCCAGTTGTTGAAAACGATGACCCACCATTTGCTGCTGCACCAGATGCTCTAATGTATCTTACAACAACCTTTCCTCCTATTGGAGGCGTTTTTCCAAAAACAACACCATCACCAAAACTTAGTTCAAATTGTCCATTTGGAGCTTCTTTTAATCTATAGTATGTTGAATCAGAATTTACAGTGATTGCTTGTGACATAGATGTATATTCGGTATATGAACTGGAAGTAGTTGTATCATAAACAAAAACTTTAGCTGTTGATGTATCAATTTCTTCATCTGGTATAATATAAATTTGATATTCACCGCTTTCACCGACATAAAAAGTTTTAGTTACAACTTCTCCTTCATACGCAATAATTTCTTCTTCACCGTCATCATTTTTAAATGTGTATAAGCCAGCACCATTATCTGAAGCTTCATAAGTGTCTTTAGTATAAAAAGTATAAGACACATCATCAATTGTTGTCGTATATGCAGAATTTTCAGGTAAAGTAATTGTTGCTGGCTTAGGAGCGGCAGAAGAAAGATCGACTGTAACTTTTAACGCAACTTGAGATGAAGTTTTGGATCGTACATTTAAACCAAGTGTGTCTGCATGACTAACAACAGAACTTCTTAATTGGGCAGTGTTTAAAAAAGCTTCGTTTAAAGCAAAATTTGCAGTTAATGCATTGAAGTGAGTATTATATGCTAGAACATCTAAAATGTTAGAAAGACCAGAAGCTTCAAAATCATAATCGGCAAACTCATCTTGATTAGCAAGATAA